TTAATCACTTTTCTTCTCTTTCGAATTTTGGAGTTTTATCACGAAATCAATTGTGCCAAGCATAGTTATTGGAACTCCAAGTTGAACAGTATAGTCCCCGTTTACTTTCAAGCATTTATCACAAACGCAAGATACATTTAGTTCGGCTAATTTTGTCTTTTTGTTTTCTTGCAGTTCTTCCACTAAGAAAAAACTTTTATTACCACATTCCTCACATTTTATTCTTTGTTTCATTCGTTAATCACTTTCTCCTCCTTCTTCTCCAAAGTTTGCATCCTGACTATTTTCGCATACTCGAGAACAAGAAACCTTCTCATTTCCTCGAACTTCTTTATCATTATCTTGAAAACAATAACCAAAGCTATGCTTATCCCGCAACTTATAGCAGAGAGTATTAATATCAGCTCATCCATTTTTATCTCTCCTCATCTTAACGGGATAGTAATCCTTGTTCAGCCTAGAATAAACAAAGTAAATGCTCTTGCCAAGTTTTGAAGCTATCTCGCTTATCTTCATCCCCTTCTTCCTCATTCTTGCTATTTCTTCCTCCACTCCCATATTTTTTTTATTTTTTTTATAAATATTTAAATCTTACTGTTTAATAAGAAATTATGTATAGGAACATGAAGCTCAGGATGTATTATTCTAAAGTCAACCCAGAAAAAACCCCCTTGCCCTTTGCGGAGTTCAGGGTTTTTGTCATAACGGATAAAAAATCGATAATACCAGAGGAATTTTTCGATGAAATACTCGATAAGCTCGAGTTCATCTTCCAAAGCGTAAGGATTTCGAGGGAGCAGAACGCAATCTACTACATAGAAGGCGTGGAAAGAAACAGGGAAATAGAAAAGGACGAAGCTCTGGAATATTTTTTAAGGACAGGGGTTGAGGTTGAATTAGGAATGCCTTTCAGGCAGGTAACTTTTTTCGACAAGGAGGGAAAGATAAAGAAGAATTACAATGAAGCGATGATAAGGGACGTGGAAAAAGTTACTTTTGCTTTATCAGCCTTCAGGGATTGGAAGGGCAGGATGAAGCAGTTGAGGGTTTTCGAAGATGATGTTAAAGGATTAAGCATGGAAGAATTTGAGGAATACACTTTCTTCTATTAGCCATTTTTGAGAAGCTTTTCCATCTTCCTGCTTTCTTCTATAGCCTTTTCCTCACTGAGCTTCCTCTTGTTAATGAGATACCACATCCAAGCAGGGTTTTTCTCCACAGGCAGGTAGGTTTCTTCCTCGCACCCGTATTCTTCCAGAGGAGAAACCCTTTCAAATGTGTTGTAAGCGGCATAAAAAGGTTCTGTGAAAAACCTTATCTCCTTGTCTATTGCGGTGGAAGTAGACCTTGTCCCGACGAAGAATAACGCGGTGCACACGTCGCCCTTTACCACAGGATAAACGGTAAAGTCAGTGACCTCCCTTATTCTCTTGTCTACTTGGGAAATTGTTTGGGTTGTGTAGGCAATAGTCACGAAAGCTTTCCTGCTCGCAGCAAGAATGTCGGTGATTATCTTATTTTTTATGTTCCTCCTCTCTTTTTCCGATATGTCAAACAAAGCGCAACGTGAATCAATCCATCTCCACAGCTCGTCTCCAGCAAAAAATATCTCGTTCTGGCTCAGCAATTGGTCTAAAGTCGGAGTTTCGCTGGGTATCATTTTCTTCAGCGCTTCCAAGCTTTTTACTGGAGTGAAAGGTATGCCATAAAGGTTGTAGTTCGCGTATATCTTTCTTTTCTTGTAGAACCAGTTGTTCCAAGCTAAATAGGTAAGAGTGAGAGTTTTGCCTACACCCAATTCCCCAACTATTGCAATCAAGACCATTTTCTATACCACGTCTATTAACTGCTTTGACTTGCTTTCTTCCTTTTTCTTCAGGTATTCCATTATCAAATCGTAAAGGGTCTCTGGCTTTTTTTCCTCGCCTTCCTTAGCTTCTTTCTCCTCTTCCTCTTTCTCCAAATTTTACACCTCCTATCTTATGCCCATGAACAATTCCCTCAAAGACCTTAACCTTTTCCTTTCTGGCTCTGCTGCGCCATAACCCAAGCTTACTATCTCCCTTCTCCCCATCCTGTGCCTTGATATTCTTAACGCAAGGAAGTCGTCGGCAAAGGTTTTTAGTGTTTTTATTTTTGTCGTTTCTGCCCACAAGTAAATCACGCTTAACCCTACAATTTCCTCGTCGTCCAAGTCGCTCTGCTTTTTTATATCCTTTGGGCTTATGTCCTTCAAAGCTATACTTAATTGTTCTTCAAACCCCAATACCTTTTCAGTCGGGCTTACAGGCATCTTTCCACCTTAATGAATAAATACTCTTAATAGTATATATGCAAGAAAACCGCCAAAAGCTAAGCCTATAAGTAAGAGTATCATAGGAGAAACTGCCGATTTCTTCAGAGTTATCAAGTTGCCGAGTATCTTAAAGCTTATACTCTTCTTCAATAGTTCTGGGTTCAAGTCTTCGTGTGGTGCAAATATAGGATTGACTTCCTGTGGTGGATTTATAGAGTCCCACCTTACTAAATAAAGAGGAATATAGCCAAAAGTTTTTTTCAACATTTTTGGTCTGAAATTGTTCACGTCAATAGCCTTGTCTCCAAGATCCAAAAAGCCGTCCTTCAACTCAACAGTTCTAATGGTGCATACATCGTTGCTTTCAAAAACTATGGCACAAACCTTCATCTTATCCCTCCCGTAAAATTGTAAGTGAAATTATAGTTTGTGAAATTATAAGTGAAATTGCACGGCTTGCACTTCTCGGTTATCTCGTTCCTAACAACAACGCTAACATACAAGAAGAAAATAATCAAGGCTATGTCTAAAATCCAGTCAACTACGTAAAATATCCTATTCTTTCCCTTCAGCTTTTCCATTATTATTCCCAACTTTCTCACCCTTTTTCAAGATTTTCGCAAATATAAAGCCGTCGACGGTAAGATGCCACTCCTTGATTTCCTTAGAAGATAATCGAATGGTTTTTGCCCTCACCAATTCCATGTCCCTCAACTTCCAAATAGTTTTATAAAAGCTTTCCTTCGTTTTGAACACGCTTTGCGTTTTTGATGTTAATGGTTTATCGAGAAGGGTTATAAGCAATTTCTGCTGCTTTGGGGTCAAAACACTCATAATATTATTTTTATCATAGTATCAATATAAATCTAACTTTTTTTTAAATAGAGAAAAACAATTTAGAAAAAGGTGAAGACATGGAAGAAGTTGAAAAATTCGTTGGGCCATTAGTAGCAATCTTCATAGGAGTTGCCTTGATACCAGTCGTTAGCACATACATAAGTTCAGCAAACATAACCGATACAGCAACAAAAACGCTCATAACTTTGATACCGTTCTTCTACGGATTGTCAGTATTCCTATACACAATAAAAGGAATTGTCTTTTAA